AGTAAATATAATACCGATAATCCATATAATATTACCGATTGATATAGTGAAGTCTTTTTGCATCATGAACCAAAGAAAATCTTAGCTAAAGCAGCGGCTACAATACCGTAAAGTACCCATATAGCCTTAACAAGAACCTTTCTAGCTGCTGTGTTTTTATTAACCCTTGCTGTAACGCCGTTATCCGGGTCTAGTAATTGCTTAACAAGACTATCTAATTTCTCGTCCATCTTGTCGAGTTTCTTATCCATCTGATCCATTCTCTGCTGCATTAATGCTATTTCTTTGTCAACCGTTGCCATTATTTTATTATTACATGTTAATCGTGATAGTGACACCTTGTTTTTGGCTTACTAACCATGATACTACACTGCGTTCCATCTGATTTAATTCCGCTACATCTTCGTTGTTTAGCTTTTTTAGCTTGCTTTCGCTTTTCTTTAACGTCTTTTAAAACCTGCTCTCTTCGCAAGCCCTCCTTGGTTAAATATTTAGTATACTCAGTTTCCTTGCCTTTGTTCTTAATTCTAACTCTACTTTCGTCTTTACCTTCGCCTAATCCCCAAACACTCCAACCCATGCCTGACAAAGCTCTTTGCCAGTTGTAGTAGCTATCATCTAAAGCGTTTTGTATGTTGTTACCTTTTTTGTAATATCTATTTAAAGGCGCGTTTGTTGTAGCTTCTATAACTTGAGTGCTAGCCTCTAGCAGTGGGCCGTTTAAAGTTAAACCTTCTTCTTGTATAATTTTTTTGTTATAATTATACGTGTTACCTGCGGCATCAAGTTTACTAAACTTAGAACCAACCGTTGGTGATATATTAAGTAGTTTTTCAGCAACCTCACTGTAATCAGCGTTATACTTTTTACCGTCTTGCTTTATAAACTCTTGAACAGAAAGTCTAACACCGTTGACTACAGCTCCTTGCACGCCCATACCTCTTAAAAATGAGTCAGCTAAAGTATTTAGCATGTTAAGCTTTGATTCAGCTATTTTCTCATCGTCATCAGAGTTTGTCATTAAAGCAAAAGCACCTGATTGTAAGCCAGCAAATATTAATGATTGAGCAAAACCGTAGTAGCCGATTCTACTCATTTTACTTGTTAAAGAGTTTTCTCCGTAAAAACCTTCGTACCTGCCTTTACTTACATCTAATACGTCTTTCATCATTATTCTATTCATCTGCATAGGCGTGTTAGCAAAAGCTAGTATTAACCTACCTTCAAACGATGTTTGTTGTTTAGATAATAGATCAGCTCTTGACGACTGCTGAGTTCTTTCAGCTATAGCTTGAAAATCTATAAAAGCCTTTTTTTCAGCTTCAGACTTAGACAAACCTTCTTTTACATACTTGTTTATAGCGTTTCTATAATACGTAGCGCCGCCAGACGCGATAGCAAAGCTGTCAGCCACCTTTGTGGGTAAATAACCTGCTTTTAATATTTTAGCTAACGCTGCTCTTGCTGGATTTTTACTTTGAGACGCCACTGATGCAAGCTCTGCTTCTGTTACGTTTATTTCTAACCCTTGACGCCTTTGCTTTAACATGTCAGAGTTCATTATTGTCATAAAGTCTTTCCAGTACTGTGGCTGATTAGCTAAAGCTTTAGCTGCCATAAGCGGATTGTTGAAAGAAGAGTTAACAAAGTTAACTGTAGATATTAACTGAAGTGCGGCTGACCTAGTGTTAAAGTTCATGATCGTACCAGTTGAACCGTTAAAATAGTTCATTAATGCGTTTCCGGTTTTACCAAGATTCATGCTTCTAGTTCTACCTGTTTCCATACGATCAAACATGTCTTCAATAGTCTCTCTCCAGTTAGTACCTAACTTAGATTCCATTTTATTTAAATTAACCTCTGAAAATATTTCATTTTTAGAATCTATAAAATCTTGTATATATTTTTTACGTCCAATGCCCTTACCAAGATCTTGTATTTCAGTAGCTATAGTTTCACCCCACCACTCAGCTGAAGGTTCTTTTAGTCCACCTTCAACCTTCGTTAACTTAGCTAAGCTTTCTGCATAAGCTTGCAGCTTAGGGTTGTTTAAAACGTACTTAACTAACTTTTGTTGAGTCGTTGGAGTAAGATCAGGTATTTTATATCCGTTTTTATTCCAAATATAAACTCTCATAGCTTGATCATGAGTAAAGTTTGTTCCTTCAACAGCCTTAGGCAACTGCTTAACAATATCTTTGTTTTTCTTACGCAAAGACATATAATCATTGGTGATAGTTTGTCTAGCGTTATTGAAGTCGTTTATACCTCTCTCCCACTTTCTAATAAAGTTTTCCTGAAACCATTTTTTATTTTCAGTACCTTTTTTACCTTTACCATACATTGGCTCAAGAAGTAACTCTAGATCAGCAGCTGTATCAGGTATAAAGAATCTACGACGTTTAATATCTTTACCTCTAACTTTAGCTTCTGCTTTTGAAAATACTTTTTTAGACTGTATTCCTAACGAGTACTCTAATATATCGTTAACACCTTTGTTTAAATCTTTAGAAGCCATAGCTTGTTGAACATCAGACTTTATATCTAGTTGATCTAAAACTCTTTTTACAGCTTTAACATTAGGCAAAGCATCGTCAACAAAATACATGTCGTTGTAGCCTTCGCTAAACTTTTCAAGCATCCAAAGAGCTTTAGCTTCGCCTGTACTATTACCTAAACCAGTAATGTTTTTTATAGGCAAATTAACACCTTGTGTTTTAAGCCAAGCTTGTATTGCTGGCGCTGCTTCTTGCATACGAGCTGTTAATATAAACACGTTGTTTGTTCCGTATTTTTCTATTTGATTTTTTAGCTTTTGCATTAAAGGTCCTTCTTTACCACCTTTTACATTTACAAAGTCTTTAAAGTCAAACTTATATCCTTGCTCAGCAAGTCTAGGTCCTTGAAGTGGAAACTGCTCTGAGCTAATCTTTATGGACTCTTTACCTCTTGTTGCTGTAACAAAGTTTTTACCGCCAACAATTAGTGTTTCATCAAAATCAAACGTTGACATACCTCTGGAAGTCTTGTTTTTTTCTCTAGCTTGTATTATAGCTTTGTCATGGTTTTTTAAACTTTTAGCAGCCATAGCCTTACCCATGTTAACATCAGATAATAAACCTACGTCTTTAAGTTTTTTTCTTTCAGTTTTAAGTATCATTTCTTGATTAAAAGCTTCTTTAACAGCTTTAGCTTCAATTTCAGCTTTACCTTTTTTAAGCATATAATCTAGCAAGGTTTGTTTGCCGTTAGACTCTACTGTAACAAACTCAGATAAAGTTTTTGGCTCTAAAATAGCCATACGATACAAAGCTTCCATGTTTGTTGTTCCGCCTTTAGCATCTATAATATCTAGTAGTTTTTTAGGAGCTAATATGCCAACAAAATCTTTTAATGTTTCAGCGCCGTACTCTCTCCATTTATTTTGAGATATTAATTCAAACGTAGTCAACGATTGCTTTACAGAAGTTTTAGCATGCTCTAACTTAAACTGCTCTGGCGTCATTAACCCAGCGCCTTTGTATATTGCAAATATAGGAGCTGTTTGTCTTAACCCTAACCTTAAATTACTATTACTACGCATAGCATTAGCAGTCCACTCCATACGGCTTAAAACTTCAGCTTTATTTCTACCAGAGTGAACATACGCTTCCATTGTTGAAGCTATACCGTTGTATATCTTGATTTTGTTTGACTCACTAAATTGATTAAAAAACTTTTCAATTATTGCTATTCTTTCAGCTTCGGTCTTTGCTTCAGCATATTTCTTTTGACCTGTAACTTGAGATGTTGCTTTTTTAAAATCAAAACTAATACCTTCCCATATTTGTTTAATAGTGTTTTTTCCAAGCACTTCAAGAGCTCTTGATCTACCTTTTGTAAAAGGCTGGTCAACTATGCTGTTTCCGCTTTGATCTATTATTTTTCCACCGCTTTTTTTAACGTCTCTTGTTTCTTTTTCAAAAGTAGTTCTTTGATGTAAAAATATTATTTGATCAAAAAAGCTAAGGTTTTCTGCTATTTCTTTTGGTAGTAATTTAGAAAACTCTACAGAGTGATCAACAAACTTATTTGTTCTATCAACGTTTACTATAACATCACCTTTTTTTACACTAAAGTTCGCGCTTAAATCTAAACTTTTTATTTCTGCAGCACTTACAACTTCTCCAGTTTCTAATGTAATATCTTTTATTTCAGCTATCTGCAAGTCTTTGTCAAATCTAACTTGCTTAGATTTACCAGCCATAGCCATAGCATCCATATAACCATATGTTAGAGCTTGTTCTCTAGTCATTAAACCTGGTTCTAAACCTATGTTTTTAAAGTATTGAGCTTGCTCTTTGCTTAAATTTTTATAATCACCTAGATAAGCTCTATAAAACGCTTCTTGAGCTTGTTCAAAGCTTTGTTCTGGAAATCTAACAAAATAGTTATCTAATACTTTAGAAGCTATAGCGCTTGACTTACCTGCGGCAGCTTGATTTATTACTTCTTTACCAGCGCCTATAGCGTTTAAAGCTTTTCTTACAGACTGATTATGTATTGCATCTATAGTTTCAAACACAATACCTTTAAGTAATTGATCTTTTTCTCTACCTTGACCTTCAAAAAACTCTAAAAATTTACTTTCAAAACCTTGCTTAAACTCAAACTCAGGTGTACCTTGCTTAGGATCAACTAGCTTTTCATATTTTATAAGCTCTGGTGTTTTAACAAATTCAGCTAAGTTTTTACCAGTTCTTGATTTTTTAGTATAAAGCATTGGTATTTCTAGTAGTTTTTTTCTAGTGCCCGTAGAAGTATTTTTCAAAAACTCTGGCGTAACGTTCTCTCCTTGTCTAGTTATCAAATCTTGAGCGCCCTGAGGCAGTAACTTTATGTGAGTCTTAACATTTTCTTTTAATTTATCTTTAATAGCTTGCCTAGCTGTGTTATTTAAATTTTTAGCTGGCGTAGTTTTTACTATATTCCACAACTCGGGATTTAAGTTAAAATACTCTAACGCAACGGTATTACCAGTAATTTCATTAGATGTTTTTCTAAGATTTTTATAGCTTAAGCCTTCTTTTACAGTTTGCGGTGCATTAATAGCAGCTGCTATATCTGGTTGAGATAAATCTATTTCAGGTACTTCTATTTGTAATTTTTTAGCAACATCCATACCTTTGCCAGTAGGCATGTAAGCCTCCGCTTCAGACTCTTTTAATCCCGCCTCCTTTAAGTAATCTCTATATTTAATTTGAGCCGCTGGTGAAACATCTTCATTTTCAAAATCTTTTTCAAAATAACTTTTCTCTGCTTCAACTTCAAATTTAGCTCTTCCTTCGCCTACCTCTTTATCTAATTCTACTTTTTTAATACCTTCGCCAGTTTCTGCTTTTTTAGCAAAAGCCTCTCTAGCTCTAGCTGCTTCAAACGGTATTGCTGTACCGCTATAATAACCATATAGACTACCACCGCCTTCAGCTGGATTAAAGTTGTATTCTCTTATTATCAAATTATCTTTTACAGCTTCTATAAAGCCTTGCCTGTTAAATGTTATGCTCGCATCGTTAGCTTGCTTTTCAATTAATTTATGAAGTCCACCATTTGGCGCTTGAAGTTCACGTTGAATAACATCTGAAATCTCTCTAAACTCACTTGAGCTTTGGTATTGTTCTTTTATTTTAGCAACTTCAGCTTCATAGCCTTGTTCACCTTTTTTTAATTTAGGCTTATACTTACTGTTGCCAGCTTCATCAAAAAGCCGTTTATCAATACGATACATATCACTAGCGTCAAGCTTTTCTTTCTCTACTAAAAATCTTTTTTTAGTTAAATCTTGCGAAGCAAACGTAGCTTTTTCTTTTTTCTTATTGTTTTCTATAAATTGAATACCTAAAAAATCAAACTCTTCAAGATCAGCAAGTCTTGCAGCTTTCATCTCAAAGCCTAGACCCATGCGTTGATCTTTTGAAAATCTACCTAAAAGTTCTACAAACTCTTTAGGATTTCTAATTTTAGGTCTATAACCAAAGTTTTCTTCTACTATAGATAATAATTCTTGCTTAGCTTCTTTAAAAAACGTTGGCGCAACTTTTTGATAATATATTTTAGGATCAGATAAAAGCTCTGTCATGTACGCTAAGTACTCTCTAGCCGCTTCAGATCTACCTTCTTTTGTTCTAGCATCTATTTTATAACCTTCTTTTATAAACTCTGCTAGAGGAGTTCCTTCAAAAGCCTCAAAGTTAAAGTCTTTAAAAAGTGTTTCCATTTTTTTTGTAAACTTAACTTCTGCTTCAGGGTTTCTTCTAAAGTAGTTTTCTGTAACAAGGTGTGTAAGCTCATGTGCTGTTTTACCAGGCGTGTATGCGTTTTTGTCAAGTATAATTAAATCTTTACCGTCTTTACCTTCTTTATATTTAAACTCAGCAGTGTTACCTTCGGCTAGCTCTCCTTTACCTTCTACAAACCTAACATCAAAGCCTTTATACTCGGGTATAACCTGTCTAACAGCGTTTTCTGTTGGCCTTACTATTCTAGCATTATAATTTTTTTCAAAGTTTTTACTGTTAGGATCTAGTTCTACAGCGTTTGTTTCTACTTGAATTTGTTGCTCTATAACGTTTTTAGCACTTAACAACGCGCCATATTTTTCTTTTTGCTCAGAAGTCATTTTTTCAATACCACCTTCTGGCATAACTTCACGTAACTCTTTGTTAAGCTCGTCAAGCGCTTTGTATTTGCCGCCTGTAGACATAAAGTCTTTTTTCTTCAAGTGTGAAGCTCCTACAATGCTAAATACTATAGACTCTACAATAAAATCTCTTGTGGTTAAATGGCCAAAATGTTGATCTATAGCCGCTTTAAAGTCAGCGTCACCCATTAAATCTTTAACACCATTTTCCATTACCGTAGCAAGCTGAGATGAAGAAGCACCAACTACTCCGCCTTTAACAACTCTTTGCCAAACTGGATCAAAGTATTTAAATCTTTGTTTAAACGGTGAAACACCGCTAGTAAGTTGACCACCGGCATAAAAACCAGCACCAGTACCAGCTCCCATGCCTACAGTAAACATCTTACCTTCTTCGACCATTGCCATTATAGCATGAAACTGAGCTTTTTGATAAGCAGTACCACCTCTTAAAGTTGCCATAGCTCTAGCTATTTTAGGTATGGTCATAACCATGCCTGTACTAGCAGACAACACGCCAAGATCAATAAGCATCGGAACAAAGTGCCCAACACCTTCACCAATCTCTTCTCCAAATGTTTTTTCTATAGCTTGCATTTGCTCTTTAGTAAAGCCAAGCTCATCTATTTCACCGTTCGCTATTTCTTTCTTAAATGTTTCATTAAAGTCTGGAACTATAGCTTCAAACTTTTCTAGTGTAGCTGCTGTTGTTTCGTTTTTGCCCATAGCGGCAAACTTATCAGCCTCTTCTATGCGTAGATCAGTATAGTGTGTAGCTACAGCTTTAACTGTAGTTTCTAAAAAAGATTTAGCACCGCCGCCTCTATCTAACGCTTCTGGATCGTTGTCTAAATATCTAAGATCATACAAAGATGATATTTCACCTTTAGTTCTGTATATAGCGTCTTCGTAGTTTAACAACTTAAGCCTGTCGTCTTCAGACATAGCATCTTTCATAACATCGAAAGATCCTAATAAATATTTTTCGTCCGGCTCAAAATCTCTTCCGTCAAAACCAAAATCAAATATAGTTTTAATAGGTACATCAACGCTACCTGTTTGACCATCTTTAATTAATCCTATAGATTTTAAATCTTTATATAGTCTAGTACCAGTTGTTTTTTCAATATCAACAGATACTGTTTCTTCATTTCCATTAACTTGAAGCTGTTGCAGCTCGTAAGCTTTAGATTTTAAAAATTTTTCTATAGCTTGAAGATCTGTCATGGTTGGATCTGAAGATTTAGTTTGTTCTAAACCAAGATCTTTAACTCCTTCAAAATTTTCTTGTGCTTCTTTAATTTTATCTCTACGATATTTTGTAGTTTCGTTTTCAAAATACGAACTAGCTAAAACTTTGTCTTTAGTATCTTTAGCTTCTCCAAACATATCTGTAAACTCGCCCATTGGACCAGTTCCTTCTATAGTTGCTAATTTTTGTATATCATCTTTATGTTTAGCTATTTCAAACCTAAGAAATCTAGCTCGTGGCCCTTCTTGAGTTGTTTGTAATTCTCTTGTTTTTTGAATTATATTTTCAACTAATTCTTTTTTTTGTAGTTCTTTTGTATTTCTACTAGAGTCTTCGTTTGCTATAACGCTTTTGTAAAAGTCTTCGTCTAAAGTTTCAGCACCTTTTAAATTAGCTTGATTGGCTTTTGAGTTGTATGTATTGGCTTGTTTATCTAAGGCATTTTGAAATAAGCCTGAGCCGCCAATATTAGCTATATCAATAAAATCTTTTTTAGATAACCCTGGATATTTTTTAGATATGTTTGTGTAAGCTTTATTTTCTATTTCTTTTAATTCATCAGCGTACTTCATTGGGTCGCTTTGATAATTTTCTAAAGCCTTAAATTCATTAGATAACATTGGAGCAAATTGATCCATAAACTCACTAGAAACATCAGATATGATGTCTTCCATTTTGTCCATGTTTACTTTTTCTTGAACTGGAACTTTAACAACTCTACCCATATACGACTGATCTTCTTCATCTATCGTTAAGCTTGGATAGTCTTCAGGTTTAATACCAGTTATTTCTTCAATTTTTAACTGTCTTTTATATTGCTTAGTTTTTTCAGCCGCATCTTTTTTTCTTTGATCATCAGCTTTTGTTTCTTCGCTTACAATAGCTTCAAATTCTTCTTCACTAAGATCAGGAATGTCTATTATTATGTCTTGAAATTTTGGTAACGCCAATAAAGTAGCGTCCTGCTTGGATGCCATATCTGTTGGCTCCACAGTTGCATCCTCTTTCTGAGAGCCGTTTGTCTTTTCCAAGCTTTCTTCTGTTGATTTAGCGTTTGGAAACTGATTTAGAAATCCTTGTACTTCTGATTCTGGAATATCGTAAGTATCGTTGTCTACTTTAAATATTGGCATATTATTTTATTGTATTGTTTATAACTTATATTTACCGTAATCTACTACGTCTGTCTCAAAAGACTTTAATTTGTCTTCAGATACATTAATTTTTAGAGCTAAATCTGACATAGTCAATGGCTCTAAGTTTGGAAGCAGCCCGCCTACTTCAGTAAAATATTCGTATGCTTTTTTACTACTGTTCCATTTAATGTTCATTTTACCGTAACTATCATCGCCTGTTAAATCGCTTAGTCTTACCTCTTTGCCTTTGTTTAATAAAGTTAAGCTGCTTTCGTTATCAAAAGTTTCTTTGCTTTTTTCTGTTGGACCTTTAGCACCGCTATATATACCCATACCCATATCTACAAAAAAGTCTTTTACACCTTTACTAAAGTCGATGTCTTCTCGCTTAAGCCTTTCAACGTGGTTGTCAAACGCTGTTTGACTAGCTTGATCTAAAACAAATTCTCCATCTATTTTGTCGTCAATGTTTATTTGGCCATCTTTGTTAGTATCTTCAAATTTTAAATCTTTAAACGCCTCGTCGCCAGCCATGTGCTTTTCTAGTATATAGTAGTCTATATATCTTGTGTCGCCTCGCCCGTTAATACCGTTAAAAACAGCCTGCCTAACGTTTTTGGGGTCTTCAAACATTTTGTAAGCTTTGGCTTGCAGCGAGCTTCTAGTAGTAGTTTCATTTTGACCTTGTTTTTTAAACTTAATAGGATCTTCTATGAAGTCTTGAGTTACTAAATCACCAAGCTTTGCGTTTTCAAAGTTTATATTACCACCAATACTTTCCCCTGGAATTATATTACCTTCTCCAGCATCGTAGTATATACCACCGTCTAACGTTATATCTAAATCTTTATATAAGTCACCTGTTATAAAGTTGTTGTTTACGGCATCTCTATAGTCTCCGCTTGGTATAGTTTTATTTCCACCTTTACCTAGCGTTATAGCTTCAGCTCGTCTCTTTTGCATTGCTTGAGCTTGAGAAAATACTTTCTGTAAACCGTTCTTGCCTTTCTCAATGTTTTTAACGGCTTCTTTGTATTCTCTACTACTAGGGTTTGACGAATATTTCGACGCCACCTCAATGTTCTCGTTTATAAACCCTTTTGTTTCGGTAGCAAAGTCAACAAACTTTTGTTTTAAGTTTTCATCACCTAATAAATTTACTTCATAGGTGTCATCTACTTCATTTAAAAACTTATCTTTAGTTTCTTCTGATTTAGTTATATAGTCTGAGAAAACACCTTCTACGGCTCCTATCATTTGCCCACCCTGTTGGCTTTTAGCTATGTCAAAAGCAACGCTAGATTTTTCTAAACCTAAAGCAGCTTGAGCAAAGCCAGAGCCAACGTTAGTGTCTAATCTTTTTGGTTGTGTAGTTTTCTTTGCCATGTTATTTAGGTAAGTTTAAAGTTACTGGCTGCAGCGTCTGAGGTATAGGTGTATTCGTTGGTACGCTAGTAGCTTGTATTGGATCTAAATATGTTGGCGCCCCCGATGCGTAAGTGTCAGGTGATCCACCGCTAAATAAACCACTCAAAGGACCGCCTGGCAAAAATCCTTCACCTAAAGCGCTTAACCCACTCGTTATACCGCCCATCATTTGCTGTTGACCAGCTAAAGCCTCTTGATTTGCTAATTGACCTCTACCTGAAGCTATTTGAGCTAAAACCATATTTCTTTGTCTTTCTTGCTGTCTCACTAAGTCTTCACCTTGCATTTGAAGTCCTTGTATTCTAGAGGCCTCACCTAGTTGAGCTTTTTGTATCGCTTGTTCTTGCTTGCCTATGTCAGCTGATATTCTTCTAGCTTGCTTAGCGCCTTGAATAGACATGGCTGACGCTAACGCTGCTGCGCCAGCTGAACCTCTAGCGCCTCTAAGACTCTGTAGTGTGTCAGCTTGCTGTTGTGCTAGTTGGTTTTGTTGAAACTCTGCCGCTCTTTGATCTATAGTCATGTCTTCATAGACGTTCTGCATTCCAGCATAGGGATTAACAAACTCTTCGCTAGCATACTCATCTAATCTTGACTGAAACTCGGTTTCGTATCCTTCAGCTTTAGTTAAAGCATCTCTTCTTTGCTTACCGCCTTGAAAAGCATCGTATATACCCTTGCCAACTTGCAAGGCCATAGGCACAAATTGTAAGAACTTCATAGGTGAAGATCCAACATGCTTGTTTTTAATTTTAGTCATATCTGTTATAATTACATTTTACTACCTTTATTTACTGCTTTGCGTAGCGTTTAAAGTTATCTGAAACAGCTCAGAATCTGTAGTTTTATTGTCGTTTTTAATTTTAACCTCAGCGTAATAACCTTTTATAGTGCTCAAGTTTGCGGCATTGTCTTTACTAAAGAATAAATATTGATCTGCCGCTGGTGGATCTATATTTAAATCGCCACTGACTCTTATAAACCCTTGATCTATGTTTATAGCGCTACACTCACCTATTTTTATTATACCCTCTGTTCCTGCTGCGTCAACAGAAAACTCATTAATAGTTTGAGTTGCCGAGTAATAAACTGTGTCACCTATTGCTAGAGAGTCGTTTATGTGTTTTAGTTCTATTTGTAGTACGTATGGCATATTACGGTTGTATTGCGTGTTGTGTTATTGTAAAAGTATCTAGCGGGGCGGTGTCATCGCCAGTTGGTACAGATTGATATAAGCCTATAGTTAACTCTCTTTCTCCATAGGTTTCATTTTCATCATAGGTGTTATCTTCTATTACAACATCAAAGTAGTATGACGTACCATAGTCATCAGTAGACGGGGAAGCGGGGTTAATATAAGCCCAGTCGCCTCCCACTTCAAATTCTTGCGAAGCTCCTGTCTGTGGATTCCATCTTCTACAGTATGCATCTTCGGTGTATGTTCCGGTTATGTATAATTTTAAGTTAGCACTGTTACCGCCGTTAGGCTCTGCCTTTATAGTAGCGCCTTCTGAGTTACAAGCGTATTGTAAAATGCCATTAGTATCAGGTTGTTGAACCAGTGCGTCTTCTATGGCGGTGGCTCCACTAGCGAGTGGTCCAACCCCAAACTGAGCATAAGAAAAAAGCACGTTAACGTTGTCAAAATGTTGTCTTATCATAAGTATATCGCTAGGCATGCTAGCACTCACGCTTTGCCCGGGTCTAAGCTTAGGATCGTCTTTAATTTTCCAAAACATAAGATTTCTAATCTTAAATTTAGTGTTATCTCGACCAAAAAACTCAAAATAGTCTTCTCCATCATCAAGTTTTAATATTCCTGTGACGCGCCCGTTGCTATTAAATCGTAAACTTGCCTGAAGGTCATCTAGACTCACGGATTCTTCAAGACCTGTAGGAACGCTGTACCACCCACCTTTCACGCCTACTTCATACGGCTCTCCGTCGCTTGTTTCGTAGTCTTCAACATCAAAAGACACGCCGTATTCTTCTCCACCCGTCGCCTCGCCATTAGGTATTATTTTAAACTTATAAGTTTTAGTATAGTTAGTAACGTTGCCTAAACTAAAAGTTAAAGAGTCCCAATCAAAACCATCTGTCCCCACGGCAGTAAAGATTAAGTTGCCTCCACCACCGCCAGCGTCGTTTTCGCTGCTAGAAGTGTCTATTAGGTTTGTTCTTGGAGCGGTGCTTCCAGTCCAAACGCCTATCGCTTGGCTAATAAGCGTGCTTCCAGTGTTAGGCTTTGCCTTCATACCTATAGCGAAATTTTGGTTAGGGTAAGCTCCCCAGGATTGAATCTCACTGCCTCTAGGGTTTATTTGATTGTATTTTTGTATATAGCCGCTCGCTTGATAACCAAAAAACATATATGGAACATCTTGATCACCTGCGTTGCTGTATATAGACGTTAAGCTGCTGTCTAAAAATCTAAACACTAGGTATTCATGGTCTGTCGGATAAAGATTTTCATCTACAGTAGCGCCAAGATTTGTTGTTACCGTTGGCTTTATAGTGTGCCCATAGTGAGTTGTGGCCGCTACGTCAAAGCTAGGGCCTGAAGCCGGAGTTTCTATTTGCTCAAAATAAGAGCCTACCCCACCGCCATACTCAACAACACCTCCATTAAATTCAACTTCCTCTTGAGGCTGTTTACTTAAATCTAAAATAGCGTTAAACAAGCCAGTGTCGTTATACTGATGTTTGGCTCTTATCTCAAAGTGAACTTGATCTACGCCGTCGTACGCTCCGAACGGTATTGTTATAGTATGTGTTGCCAAGCTGTCGTCGCCAGGCCAATTGGTATTTTTTGTAACAGTAATATCTTCTGGAATTATTAAGCCAGTGTCGTCTGGTATGACAACCGCATCTGGACCTGGGTTTTCAACTCTATCTACTTGTACTACAGGTTTATTCGCGTCCGCGTTATAGTCTGCTTGATCATAATCTTGAACAAAAGCTTCGACGGTTACAGTCTGAGCTTCCGGGGCGTTTATTGCCTGAGAGCCAGTGGCGTAGTTTAATGTTACGTTGTAAACGGTTGAAACGTATGAATCCGCTGCTTGATCAAAAGTTATATAATCATTAGGCGCGTCTGTAGCGGGGTTTGCTGTAGACACCCAAAAGCCTAAAGTAACACTTCTAGAACCAGAGGGATCATTTGGCGTAAAC